GGCGTAATTAGGGTCTTTACAATACTTAGATGCCGCTAAGTTGGCATAAGCTGACGGATATGTGTCAAACGTGCGCTTTGCCCACGCCTTACCTTCAGGGCATATAGTGCCGCCCTTCTTCATCTTAACGACGCCGCCTTTTGCCATTTTTCTAACGGAGCAAGCGCCTGCACCTAAATTAACTCGTGTCATGCCAATACCGCCACTAACGCTATTATTGTTGCCGCAAGTTGCAGAGCAATGCCGCCAAGAATAGCCCAGACTTTTATGTCTAGACGATCTATGTCCTTTTGCATATGAGCAAGATGGTTGGTCTCTAACCGGTGTAATACGGCCTGAATGACTTCAACTTTCTTGTCTAGTTCTACAACTGTTGCCTTGCTCATTTTAACATTTCCACCTTTTACGTGCCTGTCTCAAACGGCTGTTTGGGTCTTTTGCCGCTTTAGGAAATTTTTTCATTTGTCCGGCAGAACGCGCACAGAACGATTTGCGCCGCTTAGCGTCCTTACTACCTTTTTCGACCTTGCCCGTTACGGCGGTCTTCAATTTTGAGCCGGGATTTGCGCGTCTGTACGCCGCTACTCCAGCCTTAGTCATTCCCGCTCCTTTTTCAGTAGGGCGAAAATTCTTCTTGTTGCGGGGAGGCATTTTGGCTTTTTTTCGTTCAGCCACTACAAGTCACTCCCATTTTGAATGTAAATAAACTCCATTGACGCAGACACATTAAAGTCCACAGACCCAGAGGAAGAAAACGCCCTCATCTCCAAGTCTGTTTTTTCTGTAAACTTTAACGGGAAAGTATAAAATTGTTCGTGTGCGCCATCTGTAAGAGTAAATCTTTCTTTTATTTGAAACACTTCCCCATAAGGTCTAGCAACAAGACTAGCATTCAGAATAGCGGGTGTCTGAGTTGACGTACCTGTAGATAAAGACATTTTTGTAAGGAACGCTGTATATCCTGCGGGAACTGTCCAAAGACCCATTAATGTTTGGTTATCACCATCGCCGTTGATAAGAAGATAAATGTTAGCAGGAACTCCAGAAGTTACTGTTCCTGTACCAGCGTAGATTATACCAGCATTTGCACCACCACTACCCGCGCTGCGAACAAGGCCGCGATTTATCCGTAGGTAAGATTTTGTTGTGTTAACAGCAGTTTGCCCATTTAGCGTGACAACTTCGTTTATTTCGTTGTAATCGGCGTCTAGGCCAAAAATTTCTACTGTTCTCGCACCCGTGCCTGCGGCAGTGTCATTAGCTGAACTGCTTGATATAGTCATTACTGTGGCTGATGCGGGATAAGAGTATAAACCGCCCTGTTCCCAGATGGTTTCCTTAGCGGCTCCAACAACAGCGTTGTAGCCAAACTTAAAGACGGTTTTATGAAAGGATATTTGGCCGCGGGAAACTTGAAGCTCAAACGGCTCCGAAGTCCCTACCCTTGATATGGAACTGACTTCACGAGCCATTCGAGCCTCCTGTTACGACAAGAAGACAGTCACGCTATCCAAAGCGGTTTCGTCTATATACAGGTCTGTATCAAAACGAATGCCGTCATCTGGAATGTTGACTGAAAAAGTGTCACTTGTTTGCAGATCAAGCTGTAGTTTGATCCCGCCAGATGCGCCGCCGTCACGTAAAATAATAGCGGGGGCTCCAGCAGCTTCGGTATTTATCGTAAGCTGTCTTAGACGGCACGGCCCGGTATAGATCGCGCCGCTTCCGGCTGTGCCCACGTCCCGATATTTGGAAAATATCAATGAACCAGCCATGGTTAGCTCCTTGTTTTATTAGCAGCTTTTTTAGTGACATTTTTTACAGCAGACACTATCTTGCTGTCCCAAGCTTCATTGACATCTGGAGTTGATGGGTCATCAGCCTTTAGAGTGCCGTCCTCATTACGAGCACGAACCTTTTTTACGCCAATACCTCGACGAGCCAACTCTTCTGCGCTAGGGGCTTTAAAACGACTACTCATTAGTCATCCCCCCTATGCTGTTGCCGTTACGCCGGTGTCCACACGAATCCAGTTAGAACCGTCTGAAAAAACAAGGTTGCCCGTGCCATTGCCAGCAGTTTCAGCAGCTTTTAGAGCGTCTGAAGCATACAAAACAGTGCCCGCCTCAGAAGTAGCGGAGGGCAGTGTAGCGACAGTATAGGTAGGGACTTTGATATCACCAACAAAACCGTTGGTTGAGGTCACGGGACCTGAAAAAGTTGTAGAAGCCATTTTATCACCTCTTTGCACAAGGGTTTGCTTTGTAGTCCGTGCAATGTCAGGTGGGCAGAATCCTGTCTACAAAGCTAAAGTTACGCCCAAAATAAGTATACCGCAAAAAAGAAAGGGCGGCAACTGCCGCCCTTTCTCATTTGTAAAAGATGTTTACGCTGCGCCCGGAGTACCGAAAACACAACGCCAATCTGAGACGCCGAAGCTGTAACGCTCACGAGCCTTAAACCGCATGTTTCCGGTGTCAAAATCACCTTCCATTGCAGTTTTAATCGCTGCGCGGTTGAAGTACTTGAAGCCGTTTGGAGCATCTGTCTTGATGAAGAAAGCATCCGTGTCGGTCAGGAAGTGGTTAACCACTGCCCCGTCAGGAAGCATTCCCATGCTCTTCACCGCGTTCAAGTCATTGTCCGCTGTTGAAGAACGGAGGTTTGAGTTAATCACCCGCTCTGCAATGAATTGCAGCTCTTTAGGGATAATCAACTTCGTACCGCGTACTGCAATCTTCAGACCACGCTCGTCAGTCAAACCAGCAATGTCAATCAGCATCTGCTCAAGAGAAGTCTCGTTGAGGTCAGCCGCAGTAGCCAGAATATTGGTCTGGTTACCTGACAATGATGGGTGAGCGTTTGAACAAAGTGCTGCACCATCGCCAATCGCATTACCGCCGGTTGCGCTGAACGCATTGTTCAGAATAGCGGCAGCTTTGATCTGCTTTGTCTGAGCCATTGAACGGGCCAGAGCTTTGGTGTAGCGTGATGCCAGACGGTCATACAGGTTGTCTTCGATAGCTTCCTCAGTAATTGAGAACGCCAGAGCGATTGTTTCGTGTGTGTACCGTGCTGTGTAGGTCTCTTGTGCATCGTCAAAACTGATGGCTCCGCCTTCAGATTTTGTTGGTGCCGTTGAAAATCCACCGAGCATCACTTCTTCTTCAAATGCACGATCTGATGACTCTTCGTCATAGATTTCAGCATGCTCATTTTCGTAGCGGTCGTACTCAAGGCCGAACAAAGCATTCAGGCCGGGCTCAAGCTCTTTCGCTAGTTGTGCGCGAGAAATAGCCATTTTCTATCCCCTCCTTAAACGCCCGTTGAAGTCGCAGTAGTCTGCGAGTCAAAACGGCTTGTGTTTGCGTTGAAATGTGCATTCAACCGAACAATCAAAGGAATACCCGCAGCGGCAAAGTCGCTGTTGGCTTCGTCATCCATGATTCCTACAATCCGCAACGGCAAAGTCGCTGTTACGGCAATTGAAGACACGCTAAGTGCACCGTTTGCGCTACCAGTGTCGGCAGAGCCGGTGCGGGCCGATGTGCCCAAAGATGCGTTAGCAAAAATGGCTGCCTGTGCGGTTGCACGGTCAGTCAATGATGCGTCAGAAGCAACTTTGAACAGTTGGTTTGGATTGTCAGCCACAAACGCCTTTACAGGGTAGTTTGTGTCAACGCTGACTGAACCAGAACCCGGCCAGTAGTTGAGCCATACAGGCTTCTTCTGGACTGAGTCTTGGTATTGAACGCCCATCAGGACACCCAATGCTGGAGTTGTGCCACCGTCGGTAGCACCAGCATAATCAATAACGCCAGCAGCAGTCGGGACTACAATAGCGTACTGATAGATTGGGTTGCCGTTGGATGATGAGATTTCATATTCGGTTACACCGGTAGAATTAACACCACTTCCAACTAGCCCGATAGGACGAAGACCATAGGCAGTGTTTTGGTTTGCCATTTGATTTTTCTCCTAATCAGGGCGACCCTATCTCTGTGGGCCGCCAAAAGTTACACGAGATTGACGATCAGGTTTATTGATCGTCATGGATGAATGAGCATTCTCGCGCATCATATCTTGGTCCACGGCTTGCATTTGATCCGCACTTCTTTGGTTAAAATATGCGGTTCTTTCTGCCACCGTTTCCACTGGAATCCGTGCGAGAATAAGGCCACCTACTCCAAACACACCTTCGTACTTACCTGAGTCAACTACCGGGGCCTCAAAGTCAGGGTACTCGTCCTTACGAACCAGTTCCCAACCTTCGCGCATCTTAGCGCTTACGTTTTTAGTATCGTCAAAACCACGGGTTTCAGCCCTGATCCAACGATGCTTAAAACCATCCGGTGCAGGCGGTGCATCCAACATAGATGGGGGAGCCCACGGCTTACGCTTTGCCGTTTTCTCCCGAGTTTGATTTGCGCGAGAAGTCCGATCAATGTTCTGTTCTGTCATTTTCCTTACTCCTTCACGTATTTCGCGTATTCTTCAAGCGGCACACCCAATTTTTTCGCTATTGCGACTTGGCTAGGGGTGAGTCTAACCTTTTTCCCACTACTGCGCCCAGAACTACTGCGGGATACGGAAGCAACCGTCTGAGCGGGCCGTCTGCTACCACCGTTTAGCTTATGCGGAAACTCTTCCACCATACGCTTATCTAATTCATTATAGTACTCATCGGACTGCGGGTCAAACCCTTCGTTTTCAATAAGCTTTTTGTGGATGCCAAAAGCTGCGTATGTCATAGCTTCATCTTCCCCAAACCACTCATTTCGAGACGCCCAACGCTGGGCTTTGGGGTCCGGCATTTTAGGCTGAGACGGCATAGGCTGCTCAACTTGTGCGCGTTGCTGCGCGGCAGCGGCTTTACTGTACCGCTCCTGCTGTGCCCTTGCCTGTTCAGCTCTGTCGTTCTCAATAGCTAACCGCGTGATCTTACGCTGAGCTTCTACGACACCCGCAGTATCGCCAATCTCAATAGCAACAGCTAGGTCACTTTCGGCGGCGGCGATCTGAGTTTCAACCCGGCTGCTATACTCTTTCACATAGTTATTGTCCAACGCATCCATGCGCTGTTTAAGAGAGCTAGCTTCAGCCTGTACGTTTTGAGCGTACCTTATAGCCTCTTCCCTTTGGCGCTCAGCCTCCCGCATCTTTTTTGTAAGACGATCTATGCGCTTCTGCGTAGCGTTCTCCGCCTTATCAAAGTTGTCGTCGGAAGATGCCGCAAGCGGGGCATCGTCATCATCACCACCACCGGGCAATTCGACTTCTTGTTCTTGCGCGTCGTCTAAATCTAATTCGATTTGATCTTCTTTTTGTTCCGCCATTCTTTTCTCCTAGAAATGCAAAATATCTTCAGGTTCTTTGATACGCGCCAAAATCTCGTCATCATTTAAGATGCGAACCTCACCACCATCAATTTTAAAACGAGACCCCGCGTAACGAGCAAACATCACCCAGTTACCCTGCTCGCACCACGGACCAGAGGGAAACTTCTCTGGGTCCTTGTAAGCCAGAGGTCCCACTTTTAGGACATAACCAACTTGCGTAGATATTGTCTGCTCTTCCACTACCTTATCCGGCAAATAGATTCCGCCGTCAGTTTTACCTTTTCCGCGATAGGGGAGAATAAGCAAACGCCAGCCCGTTGGGTCCGGCATCCTTTCTAGGAGAGAACCACCGATAGACTCGGGGTCCAGTACCTTATCAGTAACATCCTTGTAAGCTGAAGCGAGGTTTGCGACACCCTCCGCTGCGCCTTCAAGGTTAACTTTTTGCGCTTTAGCCATTGCTTTGCTCCTGTTTATCTAGCAGGCCCTTGAGTTCCTGTTCCACGTGATCTAGGGACTTTAAGTTTCCCATGAGCTCACGATACTGCTCGATGTTCTTAACATTGTCATAAATCAACAAGTCTTGAACTGCTTGCCTCCGCTCCCGAATAATCCGAAAGACGGCCTCCGCAAAATAAATTTGATCCACTCGTATATCTCCGCATTAAGTCTGATACGGTTTTATACCATATCCAAAGCAAAGTCACGAGTTTCTTTCGCCCTTTTTAACCAACCTTTGCCAAAAGTACTGTACGTAGACAAACCCTTATAAAACTCAATACGAGTCTCAGTTATTTTCTCTATTATTTCTGTTGGGTTATATTCAGAGACAGCTTCTAGGGTCTTTGGACCAATAGCCCCGTCCTGCGACACCATAACAGTTTTTTGTAATGCCTTTGCGGCACGTCCCGGCCCGCTGTTCACGGCCCAGTCAAATAAGCAAAAATCCACACCGCCCGGAAGTTCGTCGCCCCTTACCTTGTCCCAGTAACCTTTTTTGTAGATTAACTGAACATGATCTTCTGGGATGTTCTTTAGCTCGCTTACGTCTTCGAGAGGACGCCCCAAAAAATCAGCATAGGTTTTATGTGTGATACCCTTGTTAGTTGCGCCTCCGGGATCATCTTTGTGATCCACAAACCCACCTTCGTGGTGCAGTACCATCTCAAGACTTTTAAAAAAATTAGCTTCCATCTACCGGTTCCGCCTTAGAAATTTTCTATGCTGACGCCAAAACCAATTACCTATTACAATAAAGGGCTTACCACAATAGAGTAAGCCCAGTGCTATGTACCTATTCATTTTGTTAGGCCTTTTACTTTTTCTACCGTCCTTAGACCACCAAGCCCAAGCATACCTAAGAGTACAGTCATCAGGCTATCCATATCAAACGCCGGTAACTCAGGCGCTTCTACACCGGCATAGGAAAAACCAAAGATAGTTATTGGGGCTAAAACAAAGTGCCAGATCATCGCAAAGCTCAAGCCCCAGCCGAGGAATGGCCGCCAACCCGCCACAAAGATGCTGCGGTGCTGCGCTTCCATCTTATTGATTTCAAGCTGGCCTTTAGCTAAGTCCTGCGCGTGGCGCTCTGCCATAGTGGCAATCTCATGCGCCAACTTGTTCTTCTGGTCTTTGTCTTCAACGAATTTACCGATTAGCTCGGTAGCTGGTCCAATAAGTGCCTGAATCATGTTGTCAACTTTCCTTTTGGTAACGCCCGACATTGCCAAGATACTGGCTTGTATCCTTGCATGTGTTTATGAACTGCGCGAGACATTTCATACGCTCGTTTCTCGCACTGCTCATATGTGCTATAGGGCCCCCACTGGTCTTCTAACTGGTAACATTGTTCCATATTAAAAACAAGACACGCAAGAACAACCGCCTGATACATTATTTAGCCACGGGCTTGTGCTCGTGCCCCATCCATATACCAAAAACGCCCGTCATAACGCCCATAACCACTGAAACAAAAGCACTCTGCGCCCCCGTCGGCGCGTCTAACGCCATAAACCACTCGGCACAGCGCCAACTCATTACCGTGCTTGCTAGCATCATAAAACGAGGCAGTATCTTCCATTCTAAAAATTTATCTACCGTCATAGTACCACCGCAAACATAAATATAAAAAACCCTATCGCGACAACAATCACTGAAGTTACAAGCACGATTTGCTTCATAGTTTCTTCAAACTCTTTTGCCTCGGCTATCTTTTTACGACGCTCCGCCGCAGCGGCCTCTTTAGCGGCCTGTATCCTGCGAGCCCGCTCATCTACTATACTTTGCCACGTTCCGGGGCCAAAACGTAAATCAATCAGGTTACGCATTTCCTGCATCTTTTCTTGAGCCAGTTTTGCATCTATGACTTCAGACGCGATATTAGATACCCCGAACTGGTCTACAATCCCGGGGTACGCACTCTTAGCTCTTTTCTGCTGGACCTGCTTTTCACCTTCAAAAAGCTGGTCAACGTAACCCGCTATCTCGCCAACGTCCTTGGCCGTGTTAATGGCTGATTTAATTCCATCAACCGCGGATTTGACCAGTGCTATACCAGCCAATGTTTCTGCTATCATTTCGCCCCCAAGCTAAACTAATGAGTATCTAGTCTCCCCGTTGTTTAAGCATCTCCCGTTCCATAGCAGACTGAATACGCGCCGCGGTCTGACGCTCTTGGCTAGCAAGACGCTGCTGGAACTGGTCCGCCCGCATCCGCTGGTTAGCCGCATCAAGATTTAACCGTGCTTGGTCGTTCTGTGCATCCGCCTGCTCGGCCTGCGCCTTAATTTGAAGCTCCTGCTCTTTAAGCTGAACCAACGGATCAGGGCCCTGACCAGAGACTTCAGCAGACATCTGCTTAACCATCTTCATACCTTCAGCAACGAACTGTGCTGTAAGCCCTTCAATTTGCAGCATTTCTTCTTCGGTGGCCGCTTCTCCGCCAACCGCTTGCCTACTCTGGATAAACTGTACTGCCGCCTGTTCCCGAGCCATTATACGCACATGGTCCATAATATGCTTTTGCAAGGCCATAGCCATTCCCGGCATCCCGGAAACGGTCGGACTTGTACCAAAAACCATATGAGCCATAATGTGTGCCTGATGCTCCTGACCTTCAAAAGCGTGTAACGGGATCATGTCCATTACATCTATGTTTTCCTGCGCCGGGTCTTTTGGTGTCGGCTCATCGTCAGGAATCCGCTTCATAATACGGTCTGTGTCCCTAACTCCAAGTGCCTCGTACATGTCCCGATAGACCTCGTACATGTTGTGCATGTCCGGAGCGGCTCCCGCTAACTGCAACTTAGTCTGAGCTAGCGCAATCCTCTGAGCCTGACTAAACACGTTTGGATCAGACACTGGAACTACGTCTATGCGGTCATCAAAATCTGATGCCATGACAGAAGAGTCTTCACCCTCAACAGAATAAGGATACTCTTGAGGCAAAAACTCGGACATAACTCTGGATAAAAGCTTAAATTCAAGCCGCATAGCGTAATGTAAACGCTTATGAACCGCGCTCATTACGCGGGAACCCTGTTCTAGCAGGGCAATAGTTGTGCCTACCGCCGCCTGTTGGTTACCGTCACCAATTTTCATGTCAGTAATGGTGGCAAAACGCTGACCAGCGTCTACAACGAAGCCCAAAAGCTGGAATAACGTCTGGTCAGGCCCCTTAAAAGGCAACGGCATAAGGCTGTCACGTATAGCCCCACCGGGTGCGTCCACGTCACGGAACTCCCCGGGCTGCAACGGATCATCGTCGTCCCGGATACGTAGCCCACGGGCCTTGAAACCCGCTGGAAGATTGGACAACGTACCGGCGTCGATCAACTGTCGCAGAGCCGCCGTGGCGGTGCGTGACAACCCGCCAATAGTGTGAATTAAGCCCAAACCGTAGAAACCGAACCCCGGAAGGAACTTATAATGCACAAAATACTGAATTTTACGCCTATTTTCGTCCTCTTCGCGGTAATTCCTGCGAATTGACAGGATTTTCCCGTTGTCCTGACTAATTGTGACTACATATGGTATTTTGATGCCTGTCGGCTCACCGTCTTCGTCAGTATCCTCGTATCCCTCAAGGTCTAGATCGACGTGACACTCCAAAATAGTACAATCATAGTCGATTTGAGACGATGAAATGCCGTCAATGTAATCGATTTCACTGGTTACGGCGTCTGCTTCAGCCTGCGCGGGCAATACAGGTATATCCAAATAGAACCCGGCCACCTGTTTCTTGCGTAAATCGTTCAAAGACATACGCAAAACTTGCGTTATATTGGGGCAAGTCTCTAAATCAGACGTTTCATACGGCACTACGAGGTGCTCTGCGGGAATGAACTTACTTACTGCCCGACCTAACGTCTCATCGTAATATACTTTTTTGAACGTAGACCCCGCCAACGGCAAATAAAACAGCATTTGATCTAGTTCAGGCGTGTATTCTTCCATCACATTAGTGATGTAAAAATTCATAAATTGCCTTACGCGCTGGGACTGCTGCTGCTTATCCCGGGTTTCGCTTCCCATGATAGTAGTTCGCACGGGGCCTGAAGCTGGCAACAGCTCGTTAAACGCTTGCGCTTGGAATTGTGTAGCAGCCTCTGCAAGCAGGGGATGGGTAACTCCGGAAGCTCCTCTGAACGGCTGACTTCTTTCTTCGTAATTAAATCCCAACAACTCCAAACCGTTAGCGTAAGCATCTTCCCAATCCTGTCTACTCGCCTTGTTGGCATCAAACTCAGACATGAGCTCACCAGCAATGCGGCTTAACTCACGGTCTGGCATCTCTTCTGCCAAATTCATGTAAAAATCGTCGCTTTCGCCCCGCTGATCGGCAGGCTCGAAATCAACTGTTACCCCACCGTCCTCTTCCGGGGATATCTCAATGTCCATACCCTCAAAAGCCACGACATTGTCCATGCTGCCGGGGAGCTCTAACTCCACCTCGGCACTTAAATCTTCCATGTCAAGCTGTGACGGGACGTTCTTTTCAATCATCCCAGCAATCGGTTCACGAGCCATGTTGTATCTCCTTTGTGCCTAACTTACCATAGGCCGGTTCATATTCCTAGCTATTGGTGCAAGAGCGGCTAAGCCCCGTGGGCCGCGGCCCACGTTTCGCGCTACGTCGGCCAAACTTATTACGCCGCCTTTTGCCTTAAAAGCATCCGGGAAAACTTCTTCATACGAATAATCACCGTATTCTAGGCTTTCCCTTACCATATCCGCCGCTGCTTCTGCGGCAGCGTCTTCCGACATAGTTATGTCATCATCAGGGGCATCAGCCCGTCTAGTTTCAACAGGATTTAATTTGGCTTTCCTAAAATCCGAAAAACGGCGTTGCACGTTACGGGCTTCAGCCTCCCCGTACACACTTTCATAGGCGGCATATGCCACGCTTTTTAAAAAATCAGGGTCCATCTTAGCACCCATTTTTTCTTCTATTAAGGCCATAATACGAGCCCCTGAAGCCCCTTCCGGGAAGCTTTCTTTTGTCTGAACCCAATGCTGAAGCTCATGTAACAAGCTTGACTGAAGCTCCGACTGAGACTGAGAGTCTCTCAGGCCAATGGTCGGCTTCCTGTACGGGCTTTCCACGTCACTCGCATACACAGCCCGCGGAGCATTCCAGACCGGCTCTCCTTTTGGTGCCGCAAGGTTTACGACTAAAACGTCTTTAATTTCAGGGTACTGCTCATATAACTCGGGGAAATCAAATATTTCGCCTACCGTAGGTATTCTGCCCCTGTTTAATTCTAAAAGATTACCTTCCTCGTCAAAGGTTACTTTTCTGTATTCGTCGCCAAGACCAAAAGCATAGCCCCTACCATAGTCCACATCCAACATCTCAACCGGACCGTCTTCTTTAAACTTAGAGTTAGCTGTTGGTATTTCAAACCGAAAAGCGGCAGTGTCACTACCTAAAACATCACTGTCAAAAAAAGCTTGTGTTGCTCTAAAAATTTCGTCCGGAGACTTTCCCATAGCCCGCAAAGATTTTGCAACCTGCTCTTTGTCCGCACCACTTAACGATCTTCTACCGGCCATGATACCAAGCACTTCTCCGGTGTCGCCCGCAGTACGAGCAATACTTATCGCCGTTCCACCAGCTACCGGCGCGGCAGCTAGAAACGGATCAAACCGGTACTCCTCATTAGTCTCTGGGTCATACGCGTAGTCCGCACCCTCCATTAAGGCTTGCGCCCCAAGCATTTGTTCCTTTGGTATAGACGCAATACCCTCGGCTACCGCTGACGCGGTTTCCCCCGGCTGATCTATAAGCTGTTTAAAAAAATCTATCCCGCCTTGAATAGCTGCGGGGACCGCGGGCCGCGGTTCGCCATACACGCCCGG